CAACTGGTCGCCGCCGCCCACCCATCGCCTGCGCTTCGCCGATGTCGATGCCGAGGTGATCTTCCTCGCCCTCGACAAGCCCGACGACTACAACAAGCTGCGCTCGTTCGAGTTCACCGGCATCGCCTGGAACGAGCTGTCGTTCATTCCGAAAGCCCTGGTCGACGAGGCGACCGGACGCCTGCGCTATCCCGGCCGCGCCCATGGCGGCTCCGAATGGCACGGCATGATCGCCGACACCAACGCGCCCGACGAGGATCACTGGCTCGCCATCATGACCGGCCAGGTGCCGATGCCGCCCGACCTCTCCGAGGACGAGCAGCGCGAGTACGAATGGCCGGAGGGCTGGAATTTCTTCTGCCAGCCGCCGGCGGTGCTCGAAGAGCGCGACGCCCGCGGCCAGATCACCGGCTACAAGGTCAACCCGGGCGCCGAGAACCTGGAGAACCTGCGATCGAAGTATTATCCGCAGGCGCTCAAGTCGAAATCGAAACCGTGGATCGACTCGCGGCTGCGCAACGTCGTCGCCCTGGTGGTCGACGGCTCGCCGGTATGGCCGCAGTTCTCGGTCGACAGCCATGTCGCCGCCGGACCGTTGCGCCCGGTGCCGAGCTGGCCGGTCACCGTCGGTCTCGACTTCGGCCGCCAGCCGGCGGCGATCTTCATGCAGATGATCGGCGAGCGGGTGTTCGTGCAGTACGAGCTGCTCGGCTTCAACGAGGGCGCCGTCACCTTCGCCCCCAAGGTGAAGCGGTTTCTGGAGACCCACTATCTCGGCATGGAAGTGCAGCTGTTCGGCGATCCCAAGGGCCAGGACGCCGGTCAGGCCGACGAGCGCACCGCCTACGACGTGTTTGCCGCCCACGGCATGACGGTGACGCCGTCGGGGCCGATGAACCCCAAGAAGATGATCGCGATCCGGGTCGACGCGGTCACCCACCTGCTGATGCGGATGTACGACGGCCGGCCGTGCTTCGTGCTCTCGCCGCTGTGCCGGACCCTCAAGCTGGCGATGGCCGGCCGCTATCACCTGGTGCGCGAGGAGGACGGCGAGCTGCGCCCCAACAAGGACAAGTATTCGCATCCGTCCGACGCCCTGCAGTACGGCGTGCTCGGTGTCGGCGAGGGCGCCCGCATGATCGGGCTCACCGCGGCGCTGACGGCAAAGCCGGCCCAGGTCTACCGCAAGCGCTCGCTGCGCAGGATCAGCGCGTGAGATGGGCCGGCCGCTGCCGCTCGACGTGATCGGCGCGCCCACGCGCTGGCTGGTGGTGTTCGACCGCGAAGCGTCGTCATGGTGGGCGAGCCTCGTCGCGTTCGGCCACTACAAGCATGTCCGCGCCATCGGCCATGTCTACGACCTCGACGCCTGGCTGTTCTACGACGTCCAGTTTGGCGGCACGATCCTGCAGATCGCCCGCGGTGACGGCGCCCGGCGGTTGATGGCGGTATGGGCGGCTGGCGCCGACGTCCTGGCGTATCCAACGATATGTTTGACGATAGATGGACACTCAAAGCCAAAAAAACTGTTTTGGTGTCCATTGACTTTTTTCCGTCCGTTGCTGTGCACCACCGCGGTCGCTCATCTGCTCGGCCTACCCGGTGCTTTGCTACTAAGGCCGGACGCTCTCTACCGTGCCTGCATTAAAAACGGCGCGACGAGGGTCGGTCATGAAGGCCAGAAATGTGCTGCCGCCAGCCCTGGTGAGAGAACTGTTCGACTATGATCCGGCGACCGGAATACTTACTTGGAAAGTCCTCACCGCAAAGAAGATCAGAGTAGGCAATCGGGCGGGTTGCGCCACTTGGACCGGTAGAGAAAAGAAGCGCCACAGCCGTTTTGTGGGGTTTCGCGGGAAAAAATACGCCGAGCATACGTTGATCTGGATATGGATGACCGGCACCGTCCCGTCCGAAGAGATCGACCATAAAAATCGCATCTCAGACGACAATCGCTGGCACAATCTGCGATCCGCCACCCGGTCGCAAAATCAAGCCAATACCGGCCCATACCGAAATTGCAGGAGCGGCGTTCGGGGCGTCCATTTCATCCCGTCGGGAACGGACGGGAGAAGGACTGGAACGTGGCGGGCGATGATCACCAAGGACGGCAAAGCTCGCCATCTCGGCTATTTTACCGAGCGCTGGCAAGCTCAGGAGGCATGGCAGCGGGCGGCCGCGGAAGCCCATGGAATATTTGCGGCGGCCTGAGCGGGTGCTTTGCAGAAAAAAGGGTTCTACCGGCAATGTCTTGCCCACGGAGCTTATCCCGTGGGAGACGCGCGCCATGGCCCTGTTCTCGATCAACGATCCCGGGACGTTCCCGTCGAAAGTGGCGGAGGTGGCCTGTATCCACCGGTGCCTTAAACGCACCGGCACCGCCGTGAGGCCGTGATGGGTGCTCCCAAGGCACAGCAGCCGCCGACCGACCCGATACTCGACCAACTGACGCAGACGGCGCAGCGTCAGCAGCAGGTCGCGATGCAGGGTGAAGCCGCCGGCGACACCGCCTCGCTGATGGCGCGCTACGGCGCCCGCCTCGCGCTCGGCAGCGCCGGCAGCTTCGGCCGCGCTCCTGCGATGGCCGGCTTCGGGTCGACGAGGCCAGCATGAATGCGCTTGTCGACCCGATCGCGTTCGCTCGCGACAATCCGCTGGAGGAGGAGTCGATTTCCAAGCTCGCCGCGGCGCGGACCTGGAAATCGTATTTCGAGCTTGACCTGCGCGAGATGTATTTTTTGACCGCGCCGCACCGGCAGCGGCAGATTTCGTCGATGACGGCGCCCGGCGCCATCCGCTGGATGGACTATCCCGAACTCAACACCTCGCTCGGCTTCGACTTGTGCGGCGAGTTCGTCACCGAGATCGTCAACACCTTCATGCCGGAGGCGCAGCCGTGGTGCCAGCGCTCCAAAGGCATGTTCGTGCCGCCGGACGTGTGGGAGCAGGTCGCCGACCAGGTGCGCACCGACGACCTGGCGATCTTCGCCGCGATCCAGGCGTCGAATTTCTACTCCGAGCTGCCGAAATCCTACAATCCCGACCTCGCTTGCGGCCTCACCGGCATGTGGATCGACGTCCGTTCTTCCGCGGTGATGTGCCAGGCGCTGCCGATCCGCGAATTGGAGGTCAATCTCGGGCCCTATGGCGAGATCGACGACCGTTTTGCGGTGCGCTGGCCCTACAAGCCCCATGTTCGCAGCCTGCTGGGCGAAGAAGTGTGGGACAAGGTCCCTGCCGAGCAGAAACGCTCGATCGAAGGGGGCAAACCCAACCAACGCACCGGCGTGGTGTGGGGATTTTGGCGCGATTGGCAGGATTTGGGCGACGAGGTGTGGCAACACGTCGTGCTGGTCGACAACAAGCTCATTCACGACGTCAAAATCCGCGGCGAGGGCTGTTGCCCGCTGGTGGTGACCCGGTTCGACCCTTCTTCGGACTGGCCGATGGGGCTCGGGCCGATGTTCAAGACGCTGCCTGACCTGCGCCAGGCCGACGAGCTGGTTGGGCGCAAGATCGAGGGCGTCGGCCGCGCCATCAACCCGCCGATCACCTATCCGAACGACAGCTTCACCCATGTCGAGCAGGGCCTCGAGGACGGCTTCGCCTATCCGATCCGTCCCGGCTCCGAAGGCGCGGTGAAGCCGATTTATCCGGCGATCAACATGGAGCCGGCGATCTTCCAGCTCGAAGACATGGAGCACCGCATGCGGCGGCTGTTCTATATCGATTTTCCCGAGCAAAGTGGCGACACGCCTCCGACATTGGGCCAGTGGCTCGACCAGATGGCGCGCGCCCAGCGCCGCATCGGCACGCCGGGCATGGCGTTCTGGCGCGAGGGCCCTGCCGCCTACTTCACCCGCTACAAATACCTGATGGAGCGCGCCGGCGTGGTCAAACGCCTGCAGGGCAAGAATGGCGGCATGATCGCGACGACGCCGATGAACCCGGCGCAGCGCGCCGCCGAGCAGCAAGAGATCGCGACGATGCAGCAGTGCATCCAGATTTGCGGCCAGGCGTTCCCCGAAGAATTTAAGATGGCGGTCGACGGCGGCGCCTCGATCAAGGCGATCGTCGACAAGATGCGCGTCAAACTTCTCAAGTTTCGGCCCGACGATCACGTTCAGGCGGCGGTGGCCGGCATCGCGCAGCTGCTCAAGGGCCAGGTCCCCGGTGGCGCCCCACCGCAAGCTCCCGGCCAGTCGCCGCAGCCATGAGTGGCATTTCAGAAGACGATCTCAAAAGCGCGATCGATCGCATCGGAATGAGCCCCGATGGTGAGCTTTTGTACCTGTGGCTGCAGCGCCGATTGACCCGCGTGCTGCAGACGACCGAACCCGGTGCTTTGCAACAAGAAAACGGCCAACGCATTCTTGCGACCGAATTGATGGGTCACCTGTCGGCAGGGATCAACGAGGCTCATGGCGGAAGCCGCTCCGATCGCATCGTCACCTTCAAGCTCCCCGAGCGCGCCGCCGTCCGGCTCGGCGCCCGTGGCGCCATCCGGCGCGGCACCATCCCCGGCGAGCCCGAGCCCGGCCAGTTCGAGCCTGGCAGCTCCGGCAACCCCGGCCCCGGCGACACCGCCTGAGCGCGCCAGTTGGATACCGGAGAGGTTCTGGGACGCCGGCAAGGGTGAGACCAAAGGCACCGAGCTGCGTGCCGAGTTCGATCGCCTGACCGCGAGCGAAGCCGCCGAGATCAGCCGCAAGGCCAGCGTTCCCGCCGCCGACAAGTACGAACTCAAGCTGCCGCCCGACTATCAGCTCCCCGCCGGCATGGAGTGGAGCTTCGACACCGCCGACCCCGGCCTGCTCACCGCGGCGCGCCAGTTCGCCAACGAGGCCGGCATGTCGCAGGAGGGCTTCCAGAAGCTGCTCGGCCTGTATGTCGCCTCGCGCGTCGGTGAGGACCAGAACCTTGCCACCGCCAAGCAGGCGGAGGTCGCCAAGCTCGGCGTCAATGCGCCGACCCGGATCGACGCCGTCAAGACCTGGCTCGCCGCGATGACCGGCGACAAGGCGAAAGGGATGCTCGGCGTAATCGATCAGGTGCCGCTGGCATCGACCATCGAGGCGTTCGAGACGCTGATGCGCGCCTTCTCCAGCCAGGGCGTGTCCGGCAGTCCCGGCGCCGCGCGCGATGCCTCGCACGGCCGTGAGCCGGCCAGGCTCAGCGATGCCGACTACGCCAAGCTGACCTTCGGCGAGAAAGAACAATACGCGCGCCAATTCGACCAGTCGCGGTTTGCCAACGGCCGCGGATGAGGAGTGAAGACCGATGCCCGTCTCCAACCTGATCACCGTGTCCGAATATGCCAAATCGCTCGACAACACCGATGTCCGGCGCCCGCCGATCGAGATGTTCGCGGCATCGACCGACGTGTTCGACGCGATGCCGTTCGAGGGATTGAAAGGCTCGGTCTTTCAGTTCTACCGGCAGGCGGTGCTGATGACGCCGAGCTTCCGCGCCATCAACGAGGCCTCGTCCAGCGGGCACAACTTTATCACCCCGCTGCAGGAGAGCACGGCCATCATCGATCACGACATCGACGTCGACCGCGCCATCATCGACCGCCACGGTCCCGAGCGGCGCACCTACGAGCAGCAGATGGGCCTCACCTCGTTCGGCCAGCTGTGGGCGACGACAGTGATTTACGGCGCGCAACAGCTCAATTCGCGAGTGTTCAACGGCTTGCAGGCGCGTGCCACCAAGTACAACCGCACCATCACCAACACGGCCTCCTCGGGCGGCGCCGCGCTTTCGCTGGGCAACCTCGATCAGACCATCAACCTCGTCAACAAGCCCACCCACATCATCGCGCCGTATCTGTCGCGCCCGCTGTGGATCCAGCTCGCGCGCACCCAGTCGCTCTCCGGCTTCGTCATGCAGGAGTTCGACATCTCCGGCGCGAATGGCGTCGGCGGCCTCAAGGCCTCGTATGCGGGCTTGCCGTTTTTGTGGGGCTACCCGAAGGACGATCATCCCTACATGTTGGATTTTAACGAAGTGGCATTCGGCGGCGGCGCCGCGGTCACCGCGTCGCTCTACGTCGTGTCGTTCGGCGAGGGCCGCCTGCGCGGCCTGCAGCTGCGCCCGCTCGAAGTCCACGACATCGGCCTGCTGCAGGACGGCAAGACCTACAGGACCCACATCAACTGGGACGTCGGCATGGTCGACGAACACAAATACTGCATCGCGCGGCTTTCGAGCTGGACCAACGCGCCGATCGTCGCCTGATTGAGGAAAGCAGCGGTTGGCGGATGCCAGAGCGCTAAACAGGAGATCATACGATGGCTGGCTTGCAAGACCGCACCTATCATCGCGATGCCAACCTTCGGGTGGCGGATGGCGCTGCGGCAATCGCCGCCTCGGGCTACGCGCAGAACGGCGGCGCCAATGGCGTTGTCGACCTCGGCGGCAATCAGGGCACCAGCCCGAAGCAACAGGACCGCTTCGATGGCGTCATGGTGGTCGACGTCAGTGCGATCAACACTGGCGCCGGATTTAGCTATGGGCTTGCGGTCGTCGGCTCGAACGATCCAGCGCTCGCCAGCGGCAACGTGGTGCTCGCTCGCGCCGACCTTGGTGCCGGCGCCTCGCTGGCAATCCCGAACGGCGGCACCACACCCGCCGCTCCGGGCACCGCCGAGATTTTCTTCACCACCCAGCAGTTTGGTCTCATCTACGAGTACGTCGCCCTTTACGTCGTGGTCGGCGGCGCCGGATCAATCACGCTGCAGGCCTATGTCTGCACGCTGCCGAGGCCCTGATGCCCGCCTACACCGACACCGACCTCAAGCAGAACGGCATGGTCGAGTTCTGGGACCTCGGCCCGGAGCGGCCGATTGCGCCTGATCCTCCGGTTGAGCCGAAGAAGACCGGCCGCGCCGTCGACGACGCCGTTGCGGCGCAGGGCTACGAGGACGCGCTCCAGGACTTCAAGAACGCGCTGCGCCGTTACGCTGCGGAAAAACGGGAGTACGACCATCACCGCCTGAACATCGGCGGCGCCATCAAAGGCGAGACGTGGCCAATCCTTGCCGAGAGCATGGTGACGGATTGGCCCGGACGCTATGTCAAGGAGCTGCCGGCCAGCGCCACCATCGGCAAGGCGCATATCGAGGCCGAGCAGCGCAGGGCCGAGGAGGCCAAGGAGCGCCAGCGCATCAAGGAGCGCGACCCGCATATGGGCAGGCCGCAGGCGGTGGCGCCGTAGTGTTTTGACGGCCATGTTTCACATGAAACGTGGATTTCCTCCCTGGACTAGCCGCGGGCCAAGTCCGCGGCATTTTTTTAGGAGGTCCAACATGCCTACGACCGTCTTTGCGCCAGCGCAGCCGGACTCGAGTCTTGCGCGCGCCATCACCGCGCCGAGTGGCAACATCTACACCCTCAACGGCGAGGGTGTGTGTGTCTCGGCCGATGTCGACACTCCCTGGTTTCTGATGCAGGGCTTCGTGGCGCAGCCGACCGCGGCGCTCTATGCACCATACGAAAACTGTCGGGCGATGCCCCGGCAGATCACCAATCCCAACACTGGCAACATGTTCACCTTCAATGGCGCGGGCTTTGCCACGGGCATCACCGGCGCTGATCTCGCCTGGTTTCTCAATCAGGGCTTTGTGCAAGTCCCGGCCGGCACTGTCGTGGTCAGGCCGCTGGGGCCAAACCAAAGGCTGAATGGCGTCATCACCAACCCGGCCACCGGCAACTCCTACACCGTCAACGGCCGAGGCTTCGTTGTCACTCAAGCCGCCGACCTGGCCTGGTTTTACTCGCAGGGCTACTCGCCTGTCGCCGCCGGAACGCTGCTCGCCGCCGATGAGGAGCCGCCAATCGCTGTCGACGAGGAGATGCCAAAGGCGAAGAGGAAGTAATACGAGGCCCGGTGCTTTGCCGGATTTTTCGCGCCGGCGCACAAACTGGCCATGTTCGAATGGCCCCTCGACAAGCTTGCCCTGATCAACCGGGCGCTCGACCAGACCAACGACAACAACGTTGCCGTGGCCGACGACGGCTCGGATGAGTGGAAGGCCGCCTCGTCGCCCTACGAGACCAGCCTCGCCTCGATCTGCGAGCGTCATCCATGGTGCTGGACCCGCACCATGAAGATACTGCAGCCGGCCGCCAACGCGCCGACCGACCCATACTGGGATACGGCTTACAATCTGCCCGCCGATCTCGTGCACCTGATCTACGCCCGCATCGAGGACCGCGCCTGCATCTACCAGATCATGAAGGGCCCCGACGGGTCGCCCAGGCAGCTCTGCCTCAACTCGCAGGGCGGGCCGCCGCCGCCGATCCCGCCGCAGGCGCCGGCGCCGGTGTCGATCCTCTACATCTCGTCGGACACCAGCGACATCCAGAATGCGACGCCGTTGCTGGTCGAGGCGCTGCTCAAGTTCACCATTGCCGGCATCTATCGCGGTCATCACGAGGATGAGGACCGCGCCACCAAGATGGACGCCGAGGCGGCGATCGTCTTGCGCGAGGCGATGACGCGGCATGACCAGCAGATGCCCAAGCGCGCGCTCTACAACTCGCGCCTGCTGGCGGCGCGGCGGATGCGTCGACCGTGGCCGCCGGTGCCAGCAGGCTGGTCGGGCACAGGAGCACCAGGATGAGAAAAATGAAGAAGCTCATTGCCGCTTTGATGCTGGTGACGACTGCCGCTGCGGCGCAGGTGTCGCCCTATGTCTATAAGCTGACGCTCAGCACGGCGTCGGTGCAGATTTTGCCACAAAATGCAGCGCGCAAGCGTCTGGTCTTCATGAACCCGAATGCGACCGCCAAGGTCGCCTTTTGTCCGTCGGGTCCAACGCGGAGCCTTCCGAGCGTGCCGGTGACGGCGGCGGTCAACGCAGCCGGCTGCATGACGCTGCTTCCCTATGGCACCTACACCGTCGAGGGCGCCTTTGAGCCCGGCCCGGTGCTGTCGATGGCCTCGCCCTGGCTCGCTGCCGCCGATACCGCCGGCGCCGCGCTTACGGTCTGGGAGTTTGAATGAACAATGTTCCAACCGTACTGGATAGCTTCGCATGAAAACGATCTGGATTGGGCTGTGGCTTCTGCTGCTTGTTTCTGGCGCCGGCGCCCAAGGCTGCGGACCCCAGAACCCTAACTGCATCGTCCCCACCGCCCCGCCGGGCACTTCGGATAACCGAGCCGCCAGCACTGCGTTTGTTACCAATGCGGTGGGCAGTGGTGGCGGTGGCGGTGGCGGTGGCATCCCCGGTGCGTCTGGCAAGAACACCAATTGGGCAGGCACCATTACTGGCGGGACTAACACTGTAAATCTGACTGCGCCGGCAGACTTCGCAGTCGGCCAGGGCATCTGGATCCCTCAGGCGGGCCCCAACAGCACAACCGCTACTCCAACGCTAAATAGTGTTGTGGTTGCGGCCGGCCTTGCGCAGATCATTAAGTTTACCGGCACGCCGGCGACTGATGTTGGCAAGGTCGTCTCCCTTCAGATCGCCTGCACGTCATCCTGTGCAGGACCGTTCAATGGCGCCGGCCTAACGTTTACCTACACGATACAGACCGGCGACAACTTGAATATGATCTCCTATGGCCTGCAGAATGCGGTCATTGCGGATGACATAGTCCCGGCCCATCAGAATAGGGTCGGCGCCCAGAATGTGTACGTGACGTCGGACAGCTACCCGCTACCTAACG